GCCAAGTGCGTGACGGTGCGCGGCAACAGCATGCTGCCGGTGCTGCGCGACGGCGCCACGGTGGGGGTGAATACCGGTAAATGTACCGTGGGCGACATCATCGACGGCGACCTCTATGCCATCAACCACAATGGCCAGTTGCGGGTGAAACAGGTGTACCGCCTGCCGACCGGCATTCGCCTGCGCAGCTTCAACCGCGACGAGCACCCCGACGAGGACTACAGCTTCCAGCAGATGCAGGATGAGCAGATCAGCGTGCTCGGCCACGTGTTCTGGTGGGGCATGTACGCCCGCTAACCCCGGCTTGCATCCACACAAACCCGCTTCGGCGGGTTTTTTTTCGTCTGCAGAAAAGCCCTACACACCGCGTAGCGCATGGACTTCATGCATTTCAGCAAAATCAAATGCATAAATGGTTGAATAAATGCATTGACTGCATATGCATCAATGCATAACCTGTGTCTCAAGCCGGGCAGCAACCGGTTGTTACACAGGCAGCGATGAACAGGCCTCAACTGTTCAGAGGGTTGGCAACTGGCCCGGGTGTGCAGCGTAAAGCACCACGAACAGTTATCCGGCGGGCAGGCGGCCGCGGTCGGAGTCATCAATTTGAAGCGTAACCGCACGGCGTCACCAGTCGTGGCCGGCGGTTGAACCGGCGAGCCGGGCCTTGTGGAATGCCGAGTTATTGCACAACACGCACCGTCGGCATGTCGCCGGCGGGCATCACACAGGAGACAGGACAGTGACGAACGAGCAACAGGCGTTGCTGGAAATGCCGCTCTGGCTGGTGATCGTCCTGGCATTGCTGGGCGGTCTGTCTGGCGAAATGTGGCGCGCCGACAAGGCTGGCGCCCGCGGCTGGGGTTTGATCCGGCGGCTGGCGCTGCGCTCGGGGGCCTGCATGGTCTGCGGCGTATCGACAGTCATGCTGCTGTATGCCACCGGCATGTCGATCTGGAGCGCCAGCGCCTTTGGCTGCCTGACCGCCATGGCCGGCGCAGATGTCGCCATCAACCTTTATGAGCGCTGGGCTGCACGGCGCCTGGGCCTGCAACTGCCGGCAGACGGTAATGAACGATAACAGGAGGACGCATGAGCGAGCTTTCGACGCTACAAGCGACGTTGACCGCCACCATTCGTGAGGCAATGCCGGGCCTTGCGTCCGTCATGGCCGACTCGAGCGCCGCTGGCAGCCCGGCACTGCCGGCGCTGCGCCACGGCATTGTCAGCATGGTCGCCGACACTGCACCGCGCGATGGCCGCTCGGTGCTGGCCGTGACCTTCGAGGCCGATATCACCACCGATGCCACCAGCGGCGATGCGCGCTTGCAGGGCAGCGAGCTGGCCGCGCAATTGCTAGACCTGCTGCGCCAGCAACTGTGGGGCCTGGAGTTCGTCGAGGCGACGCGCAATGTGCAGGCGCAGTACCAAGGCCTGCAATGGAAAGTGCGCTGGGAGCAGCCGGTGCTGCTCGGCGAGCCGCGCTGGGAGTGGCCGGACCAACCACCGGGCAGCCTGATGCTGGGCTTCGCCCCGGATACCGGGCTGGGCAACGAGGACAAATACGTCAAACCGGAGGACCTGGCATGAGCTACGCCAGCGCCATGCACGATCGCATGCTGGCCAGCCTGGTGATCCCGTGCCGGGTCGTTGCCGTCGACCTGGCCGCCGCCCGGGTGCGGGTATCGGACGGGGGCGGTTGGACCAGCGCCTGGGTGCGCTGGCATTCGCTTGCCGCCGGCAAGGCCCGGCACTGGCGGGCGCCCAGCCTGGACGAGCAGGGCGTGCTAGTCAGCCCCAGTGGTGAGCCGGCCCAAGGTACGTTCGTTGCCGGCCTTTATGGCAACGCGGGTGCCGCGCCTGACAACCGCGCCCATGTCGAGGCCTGGCACTTCGACGACGGCGGCTCGCTGAGCTACGACTGGCAGGCCGGTAGCTACGACATCCAATTGCCCGCGGGCAACGCCACCATCACCGTGGCCGGCAGCGTTTTACAGGTCAACGATGGCGCCATCACTTTGAAGGCAAACGCCATCAGCCTGGACGCCGCCAACATCACCCTGACTGGCCAGGTTGCGGTCAACGGCGCGCTTGCCGTCAGCGGCGACATCAACGGCGCCGGGCGGATCATCGATACCGCCGGCAACACGGCCAACCACAAGCACTAGACAGGTTGCGCACATGCTCAAGGATTTTCGTTGCGGCACATGCACGCGACTGCTCGCCCGTGTGGGCGGGTTTACCGAACTGCAGATCAAGTGCCCGCGTTGCGGCACCTTGAACCATGCCAGGGCCACGAGCCCCGAGCGATCGCCTGAGAGCGACATGACCGCGGCCCGCGCCGCGCCCCATTCCTCGCTGCAATAAACAGCACAAGCCTGCGCGCTTTGCTGTCAGGAGAACGCTAATGCCTGTCCACACGGATACGCCTGCGTCGGGAGGTGCCCCTTGATCGGCATGGACCGCCGTACCGGGCAACCCTTGAACGGCGTTGCCCATTTGCGCCAATCCATCGAAGACATCCTCACCACCCCATTGGGCAGCCGGCGCATGCGCCCCGACTACGGCAGCCAGCTGCGCCGCTACATCGACCTCCCGGTCAACGCCGGCTGGAAAAGCGCCGTGCAGGCCGAAGTGGCCCGCGCCCTGGGCCGCTGGGAACCGCGCCTGGCGCTGGAGCGGGTGAGGGTGGTGGCGGTACTTGATGGCCAGGTCAGCCTGGCCCTGAGCGGCCGCTACCTTGGCGACGACATGCTGGTGGAGGTGAACGTATGAGCCAGGTCGACCTGTCGAAACTACCGGCCCCGCAACTGCTTGAAGACCTCGATTTCGAGGAGCTTTACCAGCAGGACCTGGACACCTTCCGCATGCAACTGGGCGACAGCTGGAACGCCAGCCTTGAGAGCGACCCGGTGACCAAGCTGCTGGAGGTCGGTGCCTACCGCAAGCTGCTCAACCGGGCGCGCATCAACGATGCCGCCAAGGCCCTGCTGCTGGCCTATGCCGAGGGCCGCGACCTTGCGCAACTGGCGGCCAACGTGGGGTTGCAACGCTTGGAAATCCAGGCCGAAGACCTCACTGCCACGCCGCCGGTCATGCAACTGCTGGAAACCGACGATGCCCTGCGCGAGCGGGTGCAACTGGTCTACGAAGGCCTGACCACTGCGGGCCCGCGCAACAGCTACATCCTGCATGCCCGCAACGCCTCCGGCCAGGTGGCCGATGCCACTGCAGAAAGCCCGTCGCCTGCGGTGGTAGACATCACCGTGCTGAGCTTTGAAGGCGATGGCAGCGCCAGCGCCGAACTGGTGGCGGAAGTTGCGGCTTACCTCAACGACGACGATATACGCCCGGTGGCTGATCGGGTCGCGGTGCGCAGCGCCGAGATTCTGCCGTATCGCATCCAGGCGGTGCTGCACATGGCCGGCAGCGGCCCGGAGTACGAGGCGATTCTGGCCGAGTGCCGGCGCCGCCTGGCGGCTTCGGTCAACCCCCGTCGGCGCCTGGGCGTCGAGGTGGCGCGCTCTGGCATCGATGCCTTGCTGCATATCGACGGCGTCAGCCGGGTCGAGCTGATCGACTGGGTCGACCTGCAGCCGACCAAGGCCCAGGCCGCCTGGTGCACAGGCTTCGACCTGGCCCGGGGAGGCTGAGATGCAAAGCCTTCTGCCGCTCAACCACACGCCCCTGGAGCGCGCCCTGGAAGTGGCCGCCGACGACGACCTCAAGGCCGGCCTGCGCGCGCTCTACAACCCCGACACCTGCCCCGCGCATTTGCTTTATCAGCTGGCCTGGGCCTGGTCGGTGGACCGCTGGGACGACAACTGGAGCGAGCTGATCAAGCGTTCGGTGATCCGCTCGGCCTTCTTCGTTCATGCCCATAAAGGCACCCTCGGCGCCTTGCGCCGGGTGGTCGAGCCGTTCGGCTACCTGATCGAGGTGCGCGAATGGTGGCAGCTCAACCCACCGGGCCCGCCCGGCACCTTCAGCCTCAAGGTCGGCGTGGAAGAGGCCGGCATCGACCAGGACACCTTCCTGGAACTCAGCCGCCTGTTCGAGGACGCCAAGCCCGTCAGCCGTCACCTGATCGGCCTGGATATCAGCCTGGAAAGCCTGATCCCGGCCTACCAGGCGCTGGCCGTCAGCGATGGCGAACTGCTCGAGGTGTACCCCTGGGAAGCGGCGGACATCGACGTGCACCTGGCCGCTCCCCACCGGGTGAACGACCACACTCTGGACATACTGGACATCTACCTCAATGGCTAACACAACCACTCAATTCGGTGGGTTCCTGACCAACGTTGGCATCGCGCAGCAGGCCAATACTGCCGCGCTCGGCCAGCCCTGGAACATCACCCACATGCTGATCGGCGATGCCGGCGGCGAACCTTCGCAAACCCTGGACCCTACGCCGAAACCTACCCAGGCGGCACTGGTACGCCAGGTTTACCGGGCGCAACTCAACGCGCTGTACACCTCCCCAGCCGACCCCAATGTGCTGGTGGCCGAACTGGTGCTGCCACCGGAAACCGGCGGCTGGTGGATCCGCGAGCTGGCGCTGGAAGACGCCAACGGCAACTTCATCGCCGTGGCCAAGCCTGCACCCAGCTACAAGCCCCTGTTGGCACAAGGTTCCGGGCGTACCCAGACCATCCGCATGCACGTGGTGTTCGGCAACCTGGCCAACGTCACCCTGAAGATCGACCCCAGCATCGTGCTGGCCACCCGCGATTACGCCGACAAGGCGCGCGAAGCGGCCGAGCTGTATGCCCGCAACCAGATCAAGGCACACATCGAGGCCGCC